CACCCCCCTTGTAATTAACTACGACTCTTTACCTGTTTCCCTAAGGCTAACAACTTCGGAGCCTCATGTAAAGCGAATTTACCATCAAAATCATCAAAATCCCCCAATTCGTATAAATCAAAATCGTCGGGATGCGCATACATCTGATTATCTGGCGCATTACGATTGACTTCATCCTGAAAACTACGAATAGCAACTCCAGTAGCAGGTAAAAAAAACGGGCGACCATAACACTCAGCCGCCCTATCTCTGATAGTACACACTAACATCTTCATATAATTCCCTCACGTCAAACTACGTTTAAGCAAGGAAAGTCTGGCTTTCGCCACCTTTTCCTTTGCTGCCAATCTCTCAACAGTATTATCTTCATACTTGTCTCGAGCTCTCTTTTCTCGCTCAAACTCTATCCATTCAAAACTGATAGGGTCTTCGGCCTTATACTTTTTATCGTAAAAGCGAGGTGGCCGAACCTTTCTGCCGTTCACCACAACGAAATCATGTGGATAAACGTCATCCTTAAATTCCTTATACCAATCAAAACCAATACCCGGCTTTAAACTCATCTTATTAAACTCGGGTCTACGCTGCGAAACCTCCCCAGTATCTGGGTCTACCCATTCATAATGTTCGGCTTGTTGCTTACCGTTAATCTTCTTCATTATGTAACGGGCAACGTACGCAGCCGATTGAAAGTTGACCTCTCCGAGGGAGGAATAACCAAAAGGCCACAGCTTTTCAAGCTGTTCGGATCTAAAAATTCGACTGCCAACATCCGTCCGCTTCCAAAGCTTCTTATCCGAAAAATCGAAGTTGAATACGCAGGCATGGAAGTGAGGTCTGCCAAAATTTTCGCCATATTCTCCTGCCATATAAAAACGAATCGGATACTGACCCTCTACGGGGTCAATGCCTCTATGCGCCTTCCGAAGGCGCTTCATGAACTTCTGAAAATGATCATAATGCAAACTCTGGTCTGCCGGCAAGTTCTCATCGTTATACGTTAACGTAATAAAACAATTATTTGTATACCTACTTGCCTCATGCAAACACCTAATCGCCCACTGGCGAGAACGCTCAAGCCGACAACCTACGCACTGACCGCATGGCAGCGTGAGGCTGCGCACGATGTCGTGCCTGGCGCTCTCATAGAAAACAACGTCCCCTGCTGCCGTTTTCCACGCCGATAACGGGTGGAAACAGGGCACGTTACAGTCGCCATCCGCCGCGCATAGGGTTACTACGCATATTGGCGGACTTCGTCCGCATAGAACCCCTACGAAACTTCTTAGCGGCTTTATATTTATTCATTGGTCTGCGACGCATCATATTTTTTCTCCTTTTGGTGTCACCTAGCACAGTTACATCAAGTAGATCACTGTGCAGACTCGCCCTGAACGGGCTCGCTAGGTGACGTAACGACCGCCTGAGCGGTCTCTTCACGAAGAAGGCCCAATGCCTTCATCTCGTCCTTATTAGCCTCATCTGAGGCAAATTCAACAAAAAGAGCGGGATCGTTATCAAACTTCGCCCTTACCTTAGCTGGCAGCTGAAGGAAGGAGTCTTGGGCTGCCATCACCGCATTAAGGGCAGACTGATAATCAGTAATCCCGCTAAAATCACCATATTGAGGCTGAACGCTACCAACAGGTAGCTGGCCAGTAACATTAAACTGCTTAAGAATATTATTAATATCGCACTCATCTCGAAATGACTGCTTAGTCCTAGAAGGACTAGTAAAAACAAGCTTGGCAAGATCACTATTCTTGTCACGATCGTAGGTAATTGGATTCTTAACACGACTCATATCACTTCCCAAATAAAGATTTACCGACATTAATAGCTCCGCTAATAAATCTACCAACGGGTCCCAACTGCTCAACGTGCCTACGCATATTCTCAGTATTCATCTCAGCTCTAACCTGATTCTCATCAAGCTGCGCTTTAGCCATATACATCTGCGTCTGCGCTCTCAACAACTTCGTCTGCTGATCCAAATTTAACTGCTTAAAAGCTTCTGTCTCAGTGGTAGCTTCCAAATTAGCAACCATCGCCCGTATTTGAGCGGGCTTCTCCTTTTCAGTCGCAATCTGTTCTGCGACTAACTCTGTATCTTTAACAACCTTGGCAGTCTGTTGAGCTGTAAACCCAATATCAGTCACAGTCTTTTCCAAATTAGCCCTAGCCTGGGCTAAACCAGTCTGTCCAAGTATTCCAGACTCTATACCTGTCTTCTCTGCCTGAGCAGCCGAAGACAAAGCACCACCAAACGCACCGCCTGCACTTGCAGCGGCTGCGCCTGGATTCACAAACATAGGCATAGCACCTTGTGGGCTAGAACTTCCACCAAGATGCGTAGCCATCATCGGGTTAATACCCGCTGCCTTTAAATCCTGTACCTGTCGCTGAAACGCTGTATTAGACATCTCCCGCTGAAACTCAATCTGCGCTTGGGCAGCCTGCGCAGATGCAGCGTTAGTGTCTTGCGCTCCCTTATATCCTAAAAGAGCTGCCCCGCCGATTGCTGCGGGTAACATCCAAGCAGCCATAACTATCCTTTAGAAATGATCAATCAAACCAGGCACTGAATACAACGGCATTGGCCGTGCCTGACGAACATTAAAAAACGCATCAAACAAAAATTGCTTACCGTTTGCTGCTTCTCCAATAGCGACAACCCGGTCAACTGGAGGTGTGTCTTCAATAAACTCATCGTTCAATTGAGGCAGAGTCCCAAATTCTTGGGCCAAATGCCAAGCGTCTAATGTACCCGCTGCCGTTGAACGAAAATAACCAGTAATCTGGCTGGGCTTATAACGATACTCTGCCCAGCGCTCCTGATAGCCAAACACATCGTCATCAGTAGCTGTACCAGTGCAATAAATCTCTTTATTAAGCACTGCCTGCTCACCAAGTGTTGCAAACGCAGGAAAATAAAAATCATAACGTGTAGACCTTGACCACATACGTGGAAGGCCCTGCTGATATGTCAGATCAGCACGAACCGACACTAAACCTATAAGCACCCCATGCTCAGTAGCATTGTACGTAAATCCGTGGTTGTACGCGAGAGCCGTGCCAAAAGCGGCCAGATTGCCCTGCGGACTAGTATCCTCAGTAAGCCCCGTGGCGCTAGTTTGGGCAACGGGATTAATAGATACGGGAGTGCTACCACCACCAAGATATTCAGGGCGCTGCAAACGAGCATCAGGGCTGACAACTCCAAAATGCGAACGGATAATTTCAGTGTAACGAGTACCGCCACGGGCATCCCTTTCCAAAAGCTTCTGAATCTGAAACGATTGCCGAAGCTGGTTAATAGTAGCTGAAGTCGCAGCTGACAAATCGGCATAAATGCCTGAAACACCGGTAGTAACAACACCAAAATTCACACCACCGGAAGCGCCTGAACCAGTCTGCGCTATACCAATGTCAGACCCATAACCACCTGAAGAAGCATTTAAGACACCACCACTGGCACCTAAACCATAATTAGTAGTGCCATTAGTCAAGCCTAAAGCCTTGCCAGTACCATACACAGGAGCGGACGTACCAAGAGGTAACGTAACAGCATCACCCTTCTGTGGCCAAGGCAATGCACTAGTAAAATAATCATGTCGCTTACCGCGACGACGTAATACATAATCTGCCGGACTATCCGGACCGTCATCAATATCAACAACTGCAGAATCTTGTAAATTCTGATCTCTAAACCATTCGTTCCAAATTAAATTGTACGCACGAGTCCAAAATGCACAATGCGTAACTGTATTGGAACCAGTAATCTGGCCTGCCGTAGGCAGTCCCATATAATCTTGCAGTGAATTCACTGCATAACCACCGGCCGGACTAGTAGTCTCCGGCACTGTGTAATCTATCGAACTGTCAGGATCTGGGTACCTTTCACCCATAAACTTTTGCCAGTTCTCCCAAACCAGACGGTTTGGAACAAAAAAGAAAAACGAATCAAGATGCATATTATCCATAATTGGAAACAATGGCGTAGCCAGTCGGGCAAACGCCGTCATCTGTAAATTAATCGTATCTCCGGGAAGAACTTCGTCCACATAAACGGGAACCAAATATCCCGAATCAAACGTCGTCTTATACGACTTCTGTGAATCAAACTT